TAGGAGGTCAAAGCATGATCTATTTTGAACCGGGAATGTGGATCGAGGAGGGGATGCGGTACACCGACGGGATACGGCGGTATATCGCGATCCGGTCCGGGCAGGCGTTGAGCCTGACGGACGAGTACTATTTTGAGGCGCTTTAGCGCCGGGAGGAGGACAAGATGCAGCAGTATCAGTGCCTGTTGGTGGCCAACGAGTGCTACCAGCGCGGGAGGATGATGACGCCGACCAAGATCGTGGTGCACAGCACGGCGGCCAACAACACGAGCATCAACCGGTACGTGCAGCCCGCGCCGGGGCAGACGGCCGGGCTGATGCAGTATCAGCCGCAGGAGCGCAAGCTGACGGCAGCCGAAACGAAAGCCGTCCTCGGCGAAAACCGGTATGGGAATGACTGGAACCGGGGAGGCCTGTACGTCTGCGTGCACGCCTTTCTCGGCAAGCTGGCCGACGGAAGCCTCGCAGTATGTCAGACGCTGCCGTGGCAAATGCGGTGCTGGGGCGTCGGCTCCGGGCGCAAGGGCAGTTACAACGACTGCGCGATCCAATTCGAGATCTGCGAGGACGACCACCGCGACGCGGCCTATTGCCGCGACACTTTTGAGTTAGCGGCCGAGCTGTGCGCGCACCTGATGCGGGCCTATCCCACGATCACGGAGATCGTAAGCCACAACGAGGCCGGGCAGCGGGGCTACGGCTCCGATCACAACGACCCGGACAACTGGTGGCCGCGGCACGGCTACACGATGGGGATGCTTCGGCGGCGCGTGGCGGAGCTGCTGGCGGGCAAGCCGCAGCAGGCACCGGAGCCGAGCGCAAAAGAAATTTACCGCATCCGCAAGAGCTGGGGCGACGCAGCCAGCCAGATCGGGGCATACAGCGATCTCGGCAACGCGATCGCGGCCTGCCCGACTGGATACAGCGTGTACGGACCCGGCGGCAAGGCGGTGTATTCCGGCGGCACGACCGTCATCCCCGACAACAAGGTTCAGCCGCCAAAGCAGTACACGGCCGGATACCGGCGCGGCTACGCCGTCCGGGCGAACGGCGGGCTCAACCTGAGGAAAGGGCCGGGCACGCAGTACGCGAGCCTCCGCGTGATGCCGGACGGCAGCAAGTGCAGCTGCTACGGATACCATACAGGCGAGTGGCTATACGTCGTTTCCTCAGCGGGCGTGACGGGGTACGCTAAGCTCGAGTATCTGGAGAGGCGGTGAGGCGGTGACGCAGGATGAGCTGATCCAAAAGCTGACGGAGACGGAGCAGCGCAGCAAAAGCAATACGCACCGGATCGATGAGCTGGAGCAGGACCAAAAGGCATTAAACAAGCTGGCCACGAGCGTGGCCGTGATGGCGCAGGAGCAGCAGACGATCCGGAGGGACGTGGCCAAGAGCGGCGAGGACATCAAGGCGGTGCGCAAAAGCATCGAGGCACTGCAGGCAGCGCCGGGAAAGCGCTGGGAAAAGGTCGTGGAAAAGATCATCCTCGTGGCAGTCGGCGCGGTCGTCGCGTGGCTGCTGGCGCGGATGGGAATCAAATGAGGAGGACAAGAATATGAGAAACTGGAAAAAGTGGCTCAAGGCCGCCGCGATCCGCGCCGTGAAGACGGTGGCGCAGACGGCCGTGGCGACGATCGGCACGAGCGCCGTGCTCGGCGAGGTCAACTGGGCCGTTGTGGCCAGCGCTTCTGCGCTGGCGGGCGTGCTCAGCCTGCTGACCAGCGTGGCGGGCCTGCCGGAAGAAAGAACCGAATAAGGCCGGAAAGAGGGCGCCCTGCGGGAGACTGCAGGGCGCTCTTTTTGCATATTTACGCGGCATGACAAGTTGACGGTAACTAACACGGCTTTTGGGGTAAAATGGCCAAAACCGGTGAGAGGAGGGGACAGCATGGCAGACAGCAGAGACGGCTACGCGGGCAAGATCGGCCACGGCGGACAGCAGTACGTCAAGGCACCTTTTGCCAAAAAGCCGACGGCGGATCAGAGCCGGATCCACACCGGCACGGACCTGCGCACGACGGCAGGCAAGAAGCTCAGCGGCAACGCGGGCAGCAACAAGTGACGCCCTGAGGGGCAGAAAGGGACAACATGGACTGGTATCAGAAGTTTGGGCTGCCGCAGCCCGAAGATGGCGAAAACGAGCAGGAGGTCGCCGCCCCTGACGCTGACGAGACTCCGGAAGGCGCAAACGAGCAGGAGGTCGCCGCCCCTGCAGAGGCCGAAGAAGCGGAAGATCACGCGGCAGAGACGCAGCCGGACACGGAGGACGCTCCGCAGGGGGAGGCGCAGCAGCCGCAGGACAAGGAGACCCGCCGCCAACAGGCCGCGGCCCGCAGAGAGCGGGAGCAGCGGGAGGCGATCGACGCCGCACTGGCGTCCGAGCGGGCCAAGTGGGAGAAAGAGGTCTTTGGCAAGGCCGGGATCAAGGATCCGTTTACGGGCAAGACCGTGGAAAACATGGAGGACTGGAGAGCATTCCAGACCGCCACGGCCAACGCCAAGCTGGCAAATGACCTCAAGGCCGGACGGCTGACACCGGAGGGGCTGCAGCAGGCCCTGATGCAGTCGCCGGAGATCCAGCAGATCCTCAGCGGGGCCAAGGAGGCGCAGCAGCGCGCCGAGGCAGCCGAGCAGAGAGCCGGAGCGCAGGAGTTTTCGCAGCGCCGCGAGACGGAGCTGGCGGAGATCCGGCGGATGAACCCCGCCATCAAGTCGCTGGACGACATCATGGCGATGGAGACCGGCTCAAAATTTGCTGATGCGGTACGCCGAGGCAATAACTACGTCGACGCATACCGGCTTGCAAACTTTGATGCCCTGCAGCGCGGCCAGCGCGCGGCGGGAGAACAGGCAGCGCGAAACGCTGCGGCCGGGCTGCAGCATCAGCAGCGGACACGGCAGACGACCGGAGACACCCCGGCACCCGTCCCGGCAGGGGTCAAGGCCTTTTACAAGGCACTCAACCCCAATGCGACGGATGCGGAGATCTCCGCACATTACAACAAGACACACAAGGCCGGATAACGGCCGGAAGGAGGACAAATGGCATTTTTACCGCAGAGCTACCGCGACGGTCAGCCTGAGCCGTGGGAATACCTCGAGGCATCCGCCATCGGGGCATGCACTGTCGGCATGGCGCTGACGCTCACGAGCGGCAAGCTTGCAAAGTGCACCGGCGCAACGAGACCGGACTATATCAGCATGTACGGCGGCACGGTGGCTGCCGGGGACGTGATCCCCTGCATCCGCGTGCACGAGGAGACGATCTTTGAGACGGAGTGGAGCGCGGCCAACACCGGCGCGGCCGTCGGCCAGATGGTGACGATCGACACGACCGGATCCAAGGCCACGGCGACCACGACCAACGGCGTCTTTGAGATCGTGGCATTCAAGGGCACGGCGATCGGCGACACGGTCCGCGGCAGGTTTATCCGGCCGGGCACGGTGACGAGCACGGGCTAACAGACAGGAGGGGAAATATTTGGCAGGAATTATCGTATCTGAGGCCAGCAACACCACCAACGCGCTTTTCGGCGAGCTGCAGTCTCCGCTGCGCATGCTCTTGGAGAGAGAGTATGAGGCGTGGATGAACTCGGAGGAGGCGAAGATCCTCGAGGAGATCTTCGTTGACATCCCGATCACGACGGCAAGCACGGCGCTCGGCGGCCTGACCGGCAGCAACAGCTTTGAGCCGGTCGGCGAGAACGGCGCGTATCCGCAGGGAGGCATCGAGCAGGGTTACTTCAAGACCTTCCGCCCGATCACGTGGAAGGGCAGCTTCAGCATCTCGATGGAGATGATGGAGGACAAGCTCGAAAGCGTGCTCAAGGGTCAGCCGATCCAGTTCCTGGACGACTTCCGCCGGGCCAAGAACAACTTTTTCTGGGGCCTGCTCGGCAACGCGATCCAGAATAAGGACACCGTGAAGGTCGGAGTTGAGACATTTGACCTCACGGCCAAGGACGAGGTCAAGCTGTTTTCGCAGTCCCATAAGATCAAGAAGACGGGCAAGACGCAGAGCAACGCATTCTCCAATGCGTTCTCCGAGGCGAACCTCGGCCTCGTGGCGACGGCCATGCAGAATCTGAAGACCGACAGCGGAGACGTGGGCAACCTCGCGCCGGACACCATCATCATCCCGAATGATGCCAAGGCAAAGGCCGACGTCTTCGGCGTGCTGGGCGCGTACCACGACACGAGCACGGCCGCGGGCAACAAGTACAACTACCAGTTCGGCAACTGGAATGTCATCGTGACGCCGTACCTCGTCCCGTACATGGGCACGAGCGGCTACCCGTGGATCCTCGCCGATCTGTCGTACAACAAGCGGAACCTCGGCGCAGTCAACATCAACCGCAAGCCGCTGACCGTGCGCAGCGAAATCGAAGCGAACGATGCAAATACGTGGAAGGGAAATTCCAGATTTACCGGCGGCTTCTACGACTATCGCGCGTTCGCGGTGGGCGGCGTCGCCTTCGGCAGCACGCTCTCCTGAGCGGGCATGAGCAAGTAAAAAGGGGGCAGGGAAATGGACGATAAGGCGCTGCAGGCTGCGCTGTGGTACAAGCAGCTGTGCGAGAGCAACAACGCCGTTTTCCTGCCCCTGTTTTTTGACCACCACCGGCACCTGATCCTGATGGGCGGCGGCGGCAGTGGGAAATCGATCTTCGCGGGCCGCAAGGTGCTGGAGCGCTGCGCGACGGAGCCTGGGCACCGCATGCTCGTGGTCCGCAAGGTCGCCAAGACGCTGCGCGAGAGCTGCTTTGATCAGCTCAAGGCGCAGGCCATGCAGTACTATGGACCGGCCGTCAAGATGATCCCGCGCGGAAAGAGCGGCGACATGTACATCACGTTTGCCAACGGGAGCGAGATTTTGTTTGCCGGGCTGGACGACGTGGAAAAGCTCAAATCCATCCACGATATCTCCGGCATCTGGATCGAGGAGGCGAGCGAGCTGCTGGAGGGGGACTTTAATCAGCTCGACATCCGACTCCGCGGCGAGAGAAAGTATTACAAGCAGATCATCATCTCGTTCAACCCGATCTCCATCACACATTGGCTCAAAAAGCGGTTTTTCGACCGTGAGGATGCGCGCGTCGTGACGAGCCGGACGACGTACAAGGACAACCGCTTTCTGCCGGAGGAGGACCGGCTGACGCTGGAGGCGTTCCGCGAGACGGATCCCTATTACTATCAGGTATACTGCCTCGGGCAGTGGGGCGTGCTGAGTCAGACGATCTTCCGGCGCGATATCCTGATGGATCGGCTGCTGCACTGCAAAAAGCCGATCCGGCGCGGGAGATTTGCCTACCGCTACGACGAGACCGCGATCACAGACGCCGCGTTTACGGACGCGGAAGACGGCGAGACGCTCGTCTGGGAGGAGCCAAAGGCGGGACACCCTTACGTCATCGGGGCGGACACGGCGGGCGAGGGCTCTGACTGGTTTGTTGCGTGTGTCATCGATAACAGCACGGGGCGGCTCGTAGCAAAATACCGAACGAGGACCGACGAGGATCTGTTTGCTCGTGAGGTATGGTGCCTCGGCATGTGGTACAATCAGGCCCTCGTCGGCATCGAGGCCAACTTTTCGACGCATCCGATCAAGGAGCTTTCCCGGATGCGGTATCCGCGGCAGTTCGTGCGGCAGGTCGAGGACAGCCTGACGCATGTGGTGCGCGAGTCGATCGGCTTTAAGACGGACCGTCTGACGCGGCCGGTCATCATCGCGGAACTGCAGGGGATCATGCGTGAGCATCCGGAGCTGATCGACGACGAGGATTGCCTCAACGAGATGCTCACCTTTGCCCGCAACAGCAAGGGCCGGCCGGAGGCGGTCGAGGGCGCGCACGACGACTGCGTGATGGCGCTGGCGATCACCTACTATGTGCGCCAGCAGCAGCGGGCGACCGTGGAGACGCGGCACAAGCGTGCAAAATGGGATAAGGATCAATGGGAGGACTACAGATCGGCCGACATCACGGAGCGGGCCTATCTGATCAGCAAATGGGGCAACCCATTCTGAAATAGGAGGGAAATATGCTGCAAAATATCCGACAGCTGGCGGGGGAGCCGCCGGAGCTGACCGGCAACGCCGCGGCTGACACGGCCGCGCTCAACCGCTGGCACCGCAAGCTGATGGCCGGGCTGGAATATCTATTTTGTCAGGTCGAAAACGAAATGGACGCGATCACCGGCGACCGGGCAGCCATGGCGGAGCGAAAGATGCAGGCAGCGAAAAAGCGGCTGGAACGGAGGAGACAGGATGGGTAGACTGCCGGGCATGGCCTATAGCTCCGGGATCACGCGGTCGCAGCAGGTGCAGTTCGGCGGCCTGCGGCATCACCCGAACGCCGGGGACGGCGAGATCTATGACATGGAGAATATGAGCGCGAGGGACTATCCTCTGCTGCGCTCTCGAGATAAGCGGCGGAACGAAGGGACGCTGACCGGCGCAACGGAGATGTTTTTTGACAACCACGCAATGTGGTACGTCGATGCGGACGGCTGGCTGTGGTACAAGTGGGCGCTGCTCAACCTCAAGGCAGCATACGTCGGGGCGGGAGAGACGAAATTCGTGCGATTTGGAGACCGCATCGTGCTGATGCCGGCGAAAAAACTGGTGCAGGCAAAATACACCGTCAAGGGGAAGGCAGACAATCCGGCAGCCCTGCCGACGAGCGCCGAAAAGGGAACGGCATACGTCATCAACACCAATCCGAATGGTCCGCAGAACCCGAAATGGTCGCTCTTTGTCTGGACCGGCGACGAGTGGGACAGCATGGGCGCGTGGGTCGTGAGCATGGAGGCGGAGCTGACGGCGACCAAGATCACGATCTCGGACGGGACGATCTACGGAGCCGCCGCCACGGCCAATACGCTGACGATCAATTCCCCGGCATCGGCCGATTTTGCAAAGGCGGGATTTCAGGCCGGAGACGCCGTGGAGATCGACGGCCTGACCACGGAGCCGGACAACAACAAGATCGCGATCATCCGCGAGATCGGATCAAAGAGCATTGCCTTTTCCGATTATTGCTTCAAAATTCCGGCGAGTGACAGTGGAGAGAAGCAGACCTCGTACAGCGAGACGGGGACGATCACCCTGCGGCGCAGCGTGCCGGATATGGACGTGTGCTTTGAATTTGAAAATCGCCTGTGGGGCGCGTACAAGAAGGAAATCTTTGCCAGCGCGCTCGGCGATCCAACGAACTTTTACGTTTTTGACGGGCTGAGCACGGACAGCTGGTATGTGGAGCTGCAGACGCGAGGCGAGATCACGGGCGGCGTCGGCTGGCATTACCCCACGTTTTTCCGCGAGGGCTATATCCTGCGGATCTACGGGGCGGATGCCACGACATTCCAGACGAGCGAGATCCTCGCACCGGGCGTGGCGCACGGCATGCAGAACAGCCTCGGCGCAGCGGGCGGACTGCTGTTTTACTATTCGCCGCAGGGCATGATGGCCTACGACGGAGATTACCCGCAGGATCTGCAGCAGGTTTTTGGGCCGGGTGAGTACAGAGGAGGACTCGCGCAGAGCGACGGAACGGACTATTACATCCAGCTCAAGAAGCCGGGTGCGGCCCCGCAGAGGCTGTACCACTACGACGGGCTGCGCGGCATCTGGACCGTGGAGGACAGCCCCAACATCGACAGCATGGCGCTGACGGAGGGCGCGGAGGCGCTGCTGCCGTCCATCATCGCAATGACGACCGGCAAGGCGCTGACGACGCTCAAGGGGCCGGGCGGCCCGTGGGCAGAAACGGCCGTGGCGAGCTTTGTGGAGTTTGCGGACTTTACGATGGAGTCGCCCAACCGGAAAGCCGTGAGCAAGCTGCTGCTGCGGCTGAGCCTGATGGGCGCGAGCGTGACCGTCAAGATCCAGTACGACAGCAGCGGGACGTGGAAAAGCGTGGCGACGCTGACCGCAGCGGGCAAGCGGAGCTATTACCTGCCGGTCGTGCCGCACCGGTGCGACCATTTCCGGATCCGCATCGAGGCGACGGGAGAGTGGGCGCTGCACAGCCTCGCCATTGAATACTACGTCGGCAGTGCGCTGCACTAAGGAGGCAACATGGACAACGAGAAAAAGACCCTGCACAAGTGGCAGGATAAACTGGACCGCAACCTGCAGGCCTATGCCGGGGAGCTTGACAAGATGGACGCGCGCGAGGTGCAGTACAAGGGCGGCCACGCGCTGCGGCCGCTGGTAGAAAACGGGATCGACGAGCCGACGGAAACGCCACACGTCTGGAACATCACGTCGGAGAACATCGAATCGGAGATCGATAACAGTATGCCGACCGGGAAGGTAACGCCGAGCCGCCAGCAGGACAACCTGCTCGGCAAAATGATCGAGGCTATGCTCCTGGACGAGCTCGACCGGCTGCCAGCGGAGCGCATCAACGACCGCGCAGAGCGAACCTGCAAGGTGCAGGGCGGCGTGCTGTATCTCGTGGAGTGGGACAGCGCACAGCGGACGCACACGACCGTCGGCGAGAACAGCATCACGGTGCTGCATCCCAAGCGCTACATCCCGCAGGACGGCGTAGAGGAGCCGGAGGACATGGACTACATGTTTCTCCGCATGCCGCAGACCAAAGGCTACGTCAAGCGCCGGTACGGCGTGGACGTCTCGGACGAGACGGAGGAGGACGCCAGCCTGCGCGGCGAGGAGGCCAGCACGGCAGAGGACCTCGTCACGCTGGAGACAGCCTACTACCGCAACGAGCACGGCGGCGTCGGACGCATCGTCTGGGTGGGCGACACGGTCTGCGAGGAGCTGGAGGACTGCCAGAGCCGCCGCCTGCGCCGCTGCAAAAAGTGCGGGCAGACTGAGGCGGACTCCTCCAACTGGAAGATGGTCGGCCCGACCGTAAACGGGGAGTATCCGCAGGGCCTGCCGCCGGAGCGGCGGAGAAAGGACGCCTGCGCCTACTGCGGCGCGCGCAGCTGGGAGGAGACGGACGAGGAAGGACGCTGGATGACCATCGCCGACCTGCGCGAGAAGGGCGTCCGTGAGGACGTGCTGAACCGTCTGCAGGGAATGGCTGCACCGGAGCAGGCTGCGGCAGAGCCGGAGTTTACGCCGGACGAGACAGTCGTGGGCGCAGCGGGTAGTTTGACGCCGGAGGCAGAAAGCGGCGCAGAGACGATTCTGGGGCCTGAGACGCTGCCTCCGTACAACACGCAGACGCAGGCAGAAACGGAATACTGGGTCCCATACTATCGCCCGAACATCTACCCCGTCGTGCTGCAGCGGAATGTGACCGCATGGGGAACGTTCCTGGGCGAGAGCGACTGCGACAAGATCCGGGACCAGCAGAACACGGTGAATCACCTGAGCCGCAAGATGATCACGCGCATCTCGAAATGGGGCACGAAGATCGCGATGCCGGACAATCCCGGCCTGCGCATGGACGGGCAGGATCAGGAGCTGTGGTACATGCCGCAGTCCGATCTGGCGCAGGTCAAGCAGTTTGATTTTACCGGCGACCTCGAGTGGCCGTATGCATACCTCAACCACGTCTACGAGGAGAGCCGCCGGATCCTCGGCATCACGGACTCGTTCCAGGGCCGCACGGACACGACGGCGACGTCCGGCAAGGCCAAGGAGTTTTCGGCCGCGCAGGCTGCCGGCCGAATCGAATCGAAGAAGATCATGAAAAAGGCCGCATGGGCCGAGATCTTCGAGCGGCTCTTCCGCAACAAGCTCGCCTACTGCGAGGAGCGGCGAAAGATGCACGGAAAAAATGAGATGGACACGGAATGGAACTCGTGGGCGTTTCTGGAGTGCGATGAAGCAGGGGAGCTGTACTGGAACGATCAGTTCCGCTTCAGCTGCGACAACGCTTCCGGCCTGGCCGCAAACCGCGAGGCCATGTGGCAGGAGATCACGCAGCACCTGCAGAGCGGCGCTTACGGCAACCAGAGCGAGCCGCAGACGCTGATCCGATACTGGTCGCAGATGGAGATGCAGAATTACCCCGGCGCGGGGACGATCAAAAAGCTGCTGGAGGAGCAGGCTGCGCAGCAGCAGGCACAGGCGATGGCCATGCAGTCGCAGCAGGCCATGCAGTCGCAGCAGGCCATGCAGCAGCAGATGGGTATGCAGCAGGCCATGCAGTCGCAGCAGGCCATGCAGCAGCAGATGGGTATGCAGCAGGGCATGCAGTAAGGAGGGGCCATGCAGTACGGATACAACAAGGATACGGACTACAAAAAGCTGATGGATGATGCGGCCGCGAAGGGCAATTATGCGCAGGCCGCGATCTATGAGCAGATGCGCAATGAAAAGATCGCGGGCGAAGGACTGAACCAGTGGGCGCAGACCAACCAGTACGCCAACTACCTGCAGGGGGCCGGAGCAAACACCGGCTGGAAGAACCCCTATCAGGAGGAGCTGGACGCTGCGATCAAGCGCCTGCAGGAGAACAGCGGCGGGGCCTACAAATGGGACCCCGAAAACGACACGGCCATGCAGGAGTACCGCAAGACCTACCTGCGCGAGGGTGACCGGACGATGCGCGACACGCTGGGGGCCTACGCCAAGCAGACGGGCGGCCTTGCCTCCACGCAGGCCATTGCGGCCGCCAGTCAGGCGGCCGACAACTACAAGGCGCAGCTGGCCGACAAGGTACCCGAGCTTGAGCAGCAGGCATACAACCGCTGGTACAACGAGCAGCAGACGGCCCGGCAGGATCAGTACAACTACCTCTCGGCCCTCATGAACGCGGGCAGCGCCGCGCAGAGCGACTACAGCCTGCGCATCAACGAGGCGCTCAACCGTTGGCAGCAGCTCGGCTATGCGGACGATCAGGTATCCAGCGTGCTGGGCGTGGGCGTGGGCACGCCGACGACGGACCAGAGCTACCAGAACTGGCAGAAGATGCAGGCGCAGCAGGACGCCGACTGGCAGCGCGAGCAGTGGAGATACCAGCAGGAGCTGGACAAGTATACCCAGAACGAGCAGCAGCGCCAGAACGCCTATAACCTCGCCATGACGATGCTGCAGCTGGGCCAGATGCCGAGCGCGGAGATGCTGGCACAGGCCGGGATCAGCGGCGAGGACGCGAAGCGCATCCTCGCGGGTGTGCAGGCGCAGAGCGGCGGCTACAGCGGATCCGGCGGCGGCTCGTACAGCTCCGGAAGCGGGGGCGGGAGCGGATCGGGAAGCGGGGGCGGGACAACGGGAGGCACAGACGGGAATACGCCGACGATTGCAGACAGCAGCCAGCTCAGCGCGCTGGGGCAGCAGTATTACCGGGACATCGTCAGCTCGTCGAGATATCCGCGCAGCGCAGAGGATCAGTACGCGGCGATGGAATCGATCTTTAACCGGATCACGCAGGACTATAACGCCGGGCATCTGACGCTGGCGGAGAAAAACTATCTCGCCTCGCTTTGGGGCGTGAACTAAGGAGGAGCCTATGCCGAGGGACGCAATGGCCGAATGGCTGGCGAAACGGAATGCAGAGAAAGCTGCACAGCGCGCGACCCCGGAGCACGGGGCCGTGCGTCAGGCGCAGATCAAGGTAGATCAGATCCTGGAGCAGGCGAAGAAAACGACAACGGCGTTGACCGGGGTAAAGACGGGAAAAACGGAAAAGTCCTCTACGCCGGTACGGCAGGAGGAGGGACGCGACGCAATGGCCGAATGGCTCGCGGCGCGCAAAGAATCCAAGGTGCAGCAGATCGCAGAGCAGGGAAAGTACGCTGTGCGAAATGTGGGGTCGCTGTACAAGGCTGCGACCGGCATGTGGGGAGAGCTGCGAAAGGCGAACGAATGGCAGGGCATGGGCGTAGACGCAGGCATCCAGCAGGGATACCGGCCGAAGCTGCCGGTCCGCACCGGCAGCCAGCTGCAGCAGCAGGCGGAGAATGCCCTGCAGATGGACAAGACCGGGCCGTACCGCCAGAGGCTGACGAGAGTCCGAGGGGAATCGCTTGAAAAGCTGTTCACGGACAGCCTGAACCAGAACCAGACAGCGGAACAGCACGGCCAGACCATCCGGCAGGAGCTGCAGGAGCTGCGGACTGCCGGGGAAAGCGGAACGGACGCCGCAGCCGCGAAGGAAAAGTGGGACGATGTGGCCAGCCGCCTGTATTATCTGGCCTACAGCCAGAGCATGAGCGCAGATGAGTACAACAAGCTCGTGAGCGAGGTATATGACACCTACGACGCATACCGAAGCGGGGTTAAGGGCCGCAGCTTCGGCCAGCGCGAACAGAAGTGGACGGACGCACTGCGCGGGCCGGTGATGGGAGACGAAAACTACACCGCAGCGGGCAAGGCGCAGCAGAACGCCATGCTTGCCGCAGCGGGTGGCATACCGACCGACCGGAATACCTTTGGCTATGAGCTGCGCTACAACCAGAGCACGACGCGCGAAAACATCCAGTACAAGAGCGTCGACCAGCTGCTTGACGCAGCGGGCAAGCATGTGGATCCGCAGGCGGACGTGACGAGCCAGTCGCAGGGCGCGGCGACGGACGCTGCGATCTTTGGGTACCTCGCCAACGTGGCCATGACGCAGGAGCAGTATGACCGGTACATGCAGGTGCTCGACCGCTACGCCAAAAACGCTCCGGCGACACGGGCCGTCAGCGGCTACGGGACGAGCGACGTGGTCAGCCAGCTGGAGACCTACCGCCAGCAGCGCGAGACCAACGGCCTGCGCGCAAACGAACAGGGTGCGGAGGATGCGCTCAACAGCTACCCCGAGATGTCGGCGGGTTCCTTCCTCGACCAGGTGGCGAGCGGCTCGGAGAGGGCGCGCGACAACCTGTTCCAGAAGTACCCGGCCGGACTGGAGCAGCTGCTCGTCCGCGGAGGGGGCTACGCCGGGAAGGCGCTGGGCAGCCTGCTCAATGGCTTCGGCGCGTTTGAAAACGATCTGGGCGATTACTTCGCCGAGGGCGGCGAGGAAAACATCAACTACCGGAATCCGGAATGGCAGGAGGCCAAATATCAGGACTGGGTGCGCGGGCGTGAGACGTCTGACCTGCTGCAGAACGGCGGCAAGTTTGAACGCTGGGCGGCGGAGCAGATCTCCGGCCTGACGACGGCCGCGCTGGAAATGGCGGCCTCCGCCACAATTGCCGGGGCGGCGACCGGAACGATGGCAAGCTTTGCCGGGGGCGGCAGGCAGGTATCGCCGCTGGTGACAAGCGCCGCGACGAAGGCCGAGAAGTTTGCGCAGATGGCAAAGCGGGGCAGCAACATCGTGACGAGCAGCTTCGCGGCGATCAACTCCTACGGTGAGGCAGAGAGCAACGGGGACGCGAGGGGCGAGCAGTTTATCCGCTTCGCCGCGGGCGGTCTGCTGGAATACGGAACAAACATGCTCTTCGGCGGAAACCCGCTGATCGACGCCGGGGACACCGGCAAGGTGACGGAGTTTTGCTATAAGCTATTCAAAAACGAAACGATCCGGAAAATTATTTCCTCCGAGTTCTTTGATCGCATCGGCGAGGGCCTCGAAGAGGTGGCCTCTGCGATCGGTTCGGCCGCGCTGGACTATGCGCTGACCGGCGAGGCAGACCTGAGCTGGGACGAGCTGCGCGATGAGTTTATCTCCGGCTTCGCTCTGGCGATGATCCTGAGCATCGGACCGGACACGGCCGAAGTGCTGGCCAAAAACGACCACGAGGGCAACGCCAAGCGCATCACGATGTTCGACGCGGCGGCGCAGAGCGACCGCGGAGAGCTGAACCTCCAGATGGAAAAGTACGCCGTCGAGTTTTTGGCGGGCGACGAGGACCTGATGCTCGCCAACGGCTGGGATCATGTGCAGCGCAGCACAGCAAAAAAGAGCTGGGCGCAGGCCGTGAACGAGTACAATACGGTGTATCGGAATCTCGTGGATGCCGAGGCATACTGGGCCAAGACCGGAGAGGGGAAGGCATACCGGGGGACGGATGCCGAGCGCGTGATCGCGGATGCGAGAGGGAGCATCGAAGGCGTAGACGCCAAGACCTTCTCGGAGGAGACGCTGGAGGAGAATGTGCGACAGATCCGGCAGGCATGGGACAGCGCCGAGGAGAACGCGACGAATTTTGCGATGACCGGAAACATGGACGCCGAGATCGCGAAAATGGCCCGGACGGCCGAAAGCTATCTTGACAAGGCCGTGCAGGATGGCACGATGGATGCCATGACGGCCCTGAACCTCCGAAACGAGCTGAGCATGATCAACGAGGGCGCGACGGCGAACCTGCAGGCGTATCTCAACGCGAGATACGGAGAGGGGACGCCGCAGGCCGAGACACAGCAGGAGACCGTGCAGGAGGCTGCGCAGGGCGTCAACACCATCCGCGCGGAAGCGGAGAACAACGCCGCCGTGAATGCGGCAGAAACCGGAGGAATCGACAATGGCAGAACGGAGATTTTTGATGGAGGCAGCCAACGGGATGCAGGTTTGGGTACCGGAGAGCAGGCTGGAGGCATGGCAGCAGGAGCAGCAGCGGCAGAAGCAGAGCGGCGGAACGCTTACGCCGGAGCAGGAGAAAATGGTCCGGCAAATCGTCGAGCGAATCTACGGCCCGAAGACGCAGCAAGAGCAGAACGGCTGAACCGTTACGCCAGCCTGCAGAGCGACACCAGCCTTGCGCAGCTCGTGCGGGGCGGATCGGATGCCGTGACGCTGGCCATGATCCCGGAGAGCATGTATGACGACGGGATGCGGGAGGCAAAGCAGGCCGGGGCAGAGCTCGGCGTAGACGTCGTCTTTGTGCGAGGCTCGATGGCCATGCAGCGGGGAGATCAGCTGATGCGCATCAACGGCGTGTATGACGCGGCGGCGAAGCGCGCCGTCGTCAGCGCGACGGACATCCAGTATGACGGCGGGCAGCTGGCGCAGCATGAGCTGTTTCACGTCCGGGCAAACAAAGACCCGGCCCTCGTGCAGCAGGCGCTGCAAAAGGTCCGGGAGATGTTCGGAGAGGAAGCATTCGAGCAGGTGGCGCGCGAGTATGTGCAGAGCTACAGCGGGGCCTACCAGAGCATGGAGGACGTTTACGAGGAGGTCCTCGCAGACGCCTACGCCGGTATGAACCGGTTCCGCGCGGGCGCGACGCAGTTCACGGAGGCTGTGCGGGGCGAAGTGCAGCAGAGCGAGCGGGCATCCGAACCGGCGCAGACCTCGCAGGAGACGAGGGGGAGCCCGGAGGGGAGATTCTCCATTCAGGAGCTGGAAAACGGCGAGAGAATCGCAGTCATCGAAGACGGGCAGGATGAATTCGACCGTGCAAAGCCGTCGCAGTATGCGGCAATAGCAAAACGAGTCATTAAGCGTGAGTTCGTCGGAAAGACGCTGCCGCTGGGGAGTGAAGATCTCGCAATGATCCCGCCAGATGCGGCAGGCGAGTATGCATACCCGGCTCAGAGACTAATTACGAAGAACGCAAATAACGCAAAAATGAGAGCCTCGGCGGAATTGAACAATTTGCTGGAGGTTTCGGAGTTTTCTCATTGGGCGCGCGATTTGAAAAAACATCCGGAAGCGACACTTGGCTTTGATTATTACACAACGAAGTTTGAGGTAGGAGGGCATCTTTTCGAGGGCCTGATCAACATCGCGAACTCGGAAAAGGGCAGGGTATTCTACGACATCACAAAAATCAAAGAGATCCCCGGCACGATCGAGAAGCGCGCAACCCCTATGGCGCAGTCCGCTTCCGATTCCGGAGATCTCTCTGGAGAAAGCGTATCACAAAATCAGGCGGATGTCAAGCAGAGATTTTCGCTTTCTGAGCCGGTGGAGCGTGCAGGGAATCTCATTGCGGAGCACAACCTGACGCAGGAGAAGCTGGAGAAGGCGCTGGAGATCGGCGCGTTTCCGTCGCCGTCCATCGCTATCGTGCAGGCCGAGCAGGGGCATACAAACTACGGAGACTATTCCGTCGTGTTCCCAGCGTCGACGATCGACCCCGAGGCGGACAGCCGGAACCGCGTATATGGCGCGGACGCATGGACGCCGACCTCGTCCAACGCGACCGTGGAGTACCGCGTGGACGCGGATGCAAAGCGGGCGTTTGAGCGCAGCATCCGGGACCTGTCGGGGCAGGTAGCAGACGGGATTTTCCGTGGAGACAGCACGCTCGGCAAAGCCGGGATCGAAGAGGAAACGACCAAGACAAGCCGGGAAATCGCGGAGCAGATCGCGAAGTATCTGGAGGTCAAGGCGGCTTATCTTGCGGATAAAGGCGAGAATATCAGTCCTGTCTACAAGGACAGAGAGTACGACAATATTGGGAATGCGGCGCTGCAGCGGTATACGGACAACGTAGGCGTGCAGAACCTCGCACGGATCATCGTGCAGATGTACGTGGGAGACGCGAATAGCGTGGCCCAGGCGGAGCTGCAGCGCGTGCGGCAGGCGATCGGTGAGGAATACGCAGAACGCTTTGCAAGGATCCTCGACCGGAAGCCGGAGCGCAAGGCGGAACGGGTCAGCGAGTACGCAGAAAACAAGATGTACAGCAGCATGCGGGCAGAGGACTTTATCCGGCATGCGTGGGAGATGGTGCAGGACGGCGGCCAGAACCGCGGGGACGTGGACAAAATGGCCATGCAGGACGAACTTGACCGCAAAGCGCCGACGCAGGATGTAGCAGTGTGGGCTGAAAAACAGCTGCAGGATGTGATCGGTGAGGGTGGGATCTACAACAATGAGGATCGCTATACAAGCCGAGGCGACCGCAGGAGTTTTGAGCAGACCCACTGGGAGCTGAACGCGGAGAACCTCGTCCGGGCCATGGCACAGGCCGAGGAGCGCGGCGCAAACATCATGTGGTATGATGCCGGTGGCCTGCTGGCAGCGGCGACGCCAGAGTACCGGAGCATCAGCGAAATCCATGCCGACGAGGGGCGGCTGCAGACGTTGGAGCAGGAGGCCTACGAGGGCAAGGTGATGGAGCTGCAGCAAAGCCTCGATAACGTGGTCGAGCGAATCCTGCAGGAGACTAAGCACAAAGCGTATGGATATCAGGACGAGAGCCAGCTCATCACGGAGGCGCTGATCAAGACCGCGCAGGGCGGAGACAGCCTGCAAAGCATCCGCGAGGGAATGGCTGCGGAAGAATACGACATCGACCGGGCGACGGCAATGCAGATCCAAGAGGTATTTCGGCAGGCAAAGGAGATCCCTACCTCGTACTTTGAGGCCAAGCCGCAGCGGGTAGTAAGCTTTGATGAGGCGGTCGCGCTTCTGGCCCCGGAAAGCGCCCCGGCGGACCTGATGGAAAGAGCGGAGGACGCGGGACTGCGCGTGATCCGGTACACCGGGCAGGAGGACAGGATCCGCGTTGCAAACGAGCTGCCGGGCGTGAAATTCTCCGTACAGGAGGAGCTGCAGGACATCCGCGAGAACGGCATCCGCGGGAAGGAGCTGGCAGGAGACCGGGAGGAGACGCAGCCGGAGGACGTGCTCGGGTATGCGGACGACCGGGGCGAACCGATCCTGAGCGAGAGTTATTTCCGGGACTGGGTGCAGCAGCAGACGAACGCCATGCCGCAGGGGTTTGTATGGGGCAAGGACGTGCCTTTTTACTCGCAGACGACGGACCTGTCGCCCAAGCAGGCCGTGGAGCTGCTGGAGGCCGTGACCGGGAAGCGCTGGCGCGTGGAGCCGCGCAAGAACGGCGGCTGGCGCGCCGTGGAGACGGACTTTGCGGCCAAGCAGGGCATGTACACACCGCAGGAGGCAGCGAACCGTCTGAACGCGGCCAAGAAGGCCAGAGCGGACGCGGACGCTGCAGCATACCGGAACGGAGAGGCCCCGGCAAGGGCAACGACCGTGGCGGCCGAGGGCGTAGCAAAGGACCGCTTCCGCACAACCCCGGCGCTCGACAAGATCGGCGTCAAGATCGACATGGGCGTGACGGACTACCGGACGACCAAGGAGATGCGGCAGCGGGCCGAGGCGGAATACCAGACCGACAAGCTGATCTCCAAGGCGGAGCGCCGGTGGGGCGCGACGGCACTCGAAAAGAACTTCGCGCGAGACATCGCGGCCGGGCGGTACTCCTACGCCGACATCCCGGACACGGCAAGGTGGGACACGGTGACGGACCTCGCCAACCTATACATCGACAAGCGCATGCTCGGAGAAGACCTGCGGCTGCAGCGCAAGTACGCGATCCGCGATGCGCTGCTCTACAAGGCCATGGAGCTGCTGCCGGACGAGCTGGAGCTGATGAGCGATCCGGGCGGCTTTGACAAGGAGGCCCTGCTCGTACTCAACTACCGGACGCCGCAGCGCTCGATGCTCAAGATGTTCGGCGACAAGCGCGGTGAGGAGATCAACCGGTACTACTTCGACCCGGTAACGAGAAACGAGGCGGAGCGGCTGCGCTGGATGAACCGGCAGCTCGACGCGGTGCGCGAGTTCCAGGGCGAGGGAGACAAGGTCAAGGGCCTGAACAAGGCCGAGAGTGCCTACGTCCACATGGCCCTCGACATCGAGGCGACCGTGCAGCGGATCAACCAGTCGCCGAACAAGGCCGCGATCCAGAAGGCCGTGACGGAGCTGACCAAGATGGAGACCGCGCAGAAGGCCGGCCCGGACGCGGAGGCCAGAGAGGCGGAGATCCAGCGCGTGGCGACAGACCTCGACCTGAACGCCGCAGAAAGCAAGTGGGCGCAGCAGTATGCACAGTTCCTGGCGCAGAAGGACGGCATCAAGGGCGAGATCGACGAGAAGAAATGCGCGGCGGCCGTGAAGCAGTACCGGCAGCTTTTCGACGACTACTACAACGCCATTGCGGATTTCCTCGTGTCGCACGGTGACGAGCCGATCGGCAAGATCGACTACTACGCGCCGCACCTGAGCACGGCCGACAAAGTCAACCTGCTCAATCAGGCGTTCGAGGCGCTGGGCTTTAACGCCAGCGCAACGAGGCTCCCGGCGGAGATCGCGGGCAGGACGGAGGACTTCCGGCCGAACAAGCGCTGGACGCCGTTCTTCCAGAGCCGCGAGGGGACGCAGACCGAGTACGACATCGTGCACGGGTTTGAGAGCTATGTGACGTACCTGTCCGACGTGCTTTTCCACACGGACGACATCCAGAAAATCCGCGCGCTGGAAAATTATACACGCCTCGGCGGCAAGAACGACTTCAAAAATTCGCTGGCGGAGGCGATCGAGCTTTCCCGCAGCGGGCAGCGCGACGAGAAGCTGGACTTTTTGCGGGAGCTGAAGCGAGTCGATGATTTCGCAGAGCCGACAACGGCGGAGATCAACAAACAGCTTGACCAGTATATCGCAGAACTGTTTGCGGCAGAAAAAAACAATACGCGGTATTCTGATCTTGCTGTATGGCTGAAAAACTACGGCGACGTGCTGGCAGGGAAGCAGTTCGGCGGAGACCGCGGGGCGGAGCACAGAGGCGGACGCGGAATCCTGAAGCTCGGCACGCAGCTCACGCAGGCTTTTGCTAGGGCCAACGTCGCGGGCAACGTTTCGTCGGCCGTCAACCAGATCGCGCAGCTGCCGACGATCCTCGGGGAGCGGAGCAAGAGATCCATTGCACAGGCGACGGCGGAGTTTGCAACCGGAAAGCTGCGGCAGTTCCAGATGGACAGCGATTTTATTACGGGCAAAAAGGGCGTGGATTATATCTCCAACACCTTCGCGGACTCGTTTATGTCCGGCATGTTCAAGCCGGCCGAATTCGTCGACACGACGATGTCGACGATCGCGGCCAGAGCGGCATATCTCGACGCGATCCGTGACGGCAAGACGCACGAGGAGGCCATGCGGGCAGCGGACGCCTACGCACGATCCATCATGGGCGACCGTACCAAGGGCGCAAAGCCGCTGATGTTCCATTCCAAGACACCAGTCATGCAGATGGTCAACATGTTCCAGATCGAGGCGCTCAACAGCTGGGAGCATGTGTCGCAGGATCTCCCGCGGCAGTTCCGGCAGATCGCGGCGGAGAGCGGAAAGGCCAAGGCAGCGCGCGTGCTCAGCAGCGTGATCCTGAAGACCGTGCTTGCGGCCTTTGTGGTCAACCGCGTGACGGAGGAGCTTTACGGAGGGACTCCGGCCCCGTTCGATATCATCGGCATGAGCATGAATTTCATTGCATCCGGCGAGGGACTGACTACCAACGACTGGATCCGATACATGCTCAACAAGGCGAGCAACGCCATGTTTGGCGTCGACCTGTTCGACAACGTGCCGACGCCGCAGGAGGGCTTTGACTGGGGAAATGCTGCAGAGGACACGCTGTATAACATCAGCAATGAGGTACCGTTCCTCTCCAACCTCTCCGGCATGGTCGGCGTGGGAGACAGAACTTTGATGATGCCGGACCTGTTCGGCAAGGGCAAAGACCTGTGGGACGCAGCCACAGAGCACGGCTTGATCTCTCCGGAGAGCGGAGAGGCACTGCTCGGGCTTGTGACGCAGGCGATCCCCGGCGGGCGGCAGATCAACAAGACGTACTCCGGAATCAAAACGATCGTCGAGGGAGGACGGACAAAGGGCTTCGGGGACAAGGAGCGGCTGCAGTATCCGGTCGAGCGGAACGTTGGGACGGCGCTGCAGAACATTCTCTTCGGGCCAAACGCGACGCCGCAGGCAAATGCCTACTGGGCATCCGGGCTTTCCAGCCTGTCGACCAAGGACACGCAGACGTGGCAGACGTTATCCAAGGACGGGGCGGACCCGATCGAGACCTACAACCTGCTGCATGAGTTTATCAAGATCAACGCAGACGACACCCTGACGACCGATCAGGCGCAGCGGGATATCCGGGACGCCATCAACAATTCCAGCCTGACCGACGAGCAAAAGGCTTACCTGTTCCGGCAGGAGTTCGGCCGGAGGAACAAGGAGACCGGCGAGTATGAGCACGCAACGGACGCCATGTTCGAGACCCTAATGGACGAGGGCGTGAGCTGGGACGGCGTGACGCAGTTTTACAACAAGCTCATGCAGGCGGACGGGGACGAGAATCTCTCCACCAACGACAAAAACCGGCAGAAGCGCACCGCGATCCGGGAGCTTGACGTGCGGGACAGCGTTAAGGCATACACCTATGCCGAGGTGTTCGGCGTGACCGACAAGGAGACCGGCGCGAAGTCGACCTCGAAGGACGAGGCTTTCGCCAACATGATGGACGCCGGGATGAGCTGGGACGACGTGATGGACGTGTACGAGGAGTACCGGACGCTGTACGAGGACGAGAGCCTCAGCAGCAGCCAGCAGGCCTCCGAGTTTGCATACTGGCTCGACCAGCACAACATCAAGGGCAAAAAGCGGGAGGCGATCCAGAACGGCCTCAAGTATTACCAGATGTTTGCGCAGGAGGCGGAGCGCTACACCAACCTGACGGAGGCCGGGCTGAGCGCGACCGACGCCAAAAAGGTCAGCGACAAGCTGGCCAGCGCAAAGGGGACCGGCGAGAACGGGCAGCTAACGACCAACGACAAGGTGGACGTGCTGCTCAAGCAGAATCTGACGGATACCAGCCTCTACAAGGCGCTGAGCACCGTGCTGAGCGAGGAGACCTATGACAAGCTGACAGAGGCCCGGAGCGGCGGCATCGGCGCAAAGATCTGGATGCAGTACTGGAAGAAAAAGGCCGAACTGAGCGCGGACAAGGACGCGAACGGCAAGTCGATCAGCGGGTCAAAGAAGGCGAAGATCCTTGCACTCATCAACAGCCTGCAGCTGACGGCAGAGCAGAAAGATCTGCTATACCGGGCGGAGGGCTATGCAGAGCGGGACCTGTACAAGGCTCCGTGGCATTAACAAAATACCGCACAGCGGGGGAGGGCGAAAGCCCTCTCCCATTTTTATGCACAGGAGGGGGAAACATGTCAAAGGGCAGGATGCAGGCGGGGAGCTGCACGGCCGGGATGCGGCGCGAGGAGGTCGAGGCGCTGATCCGGGCGGCAAACCTCGGGGAGGAGGACAGTTACATCGCGCGGCGGTGCCTGATCGATCAGGTGGCGCAGCTGGACATCGCATTTGAGATGGAGGACAAATTCGGGCAGGGGATGACGCGGAGCACGGTGTCCCGCCGGATGCAGGGGATCGAGCGGCGGCTGCACACATTGCGGGCACAGACGCGCCGGAAGCGGGCACAGCGCAGAGGCTGAGACGGTATGATATATCCATCAAAGACAGGAGGCGGAGACAATGGCATATCCCTATCAGACCGGGTACAATCAGGTGATGCCGCCGGTATACGGCGGGTACGGACAGCAGCCGCTGCAGCCGCAGGGGCCGATGTGCCGGATGGTATCGAGCCGCGAGGAGGCAAGCTCGACGCCGGTGGACTTTTCCGGCAGCCTGATGGTGTTTGCGGACATCCAAAACAACCGCATCTACACCAAGCGCTGGGACGCTGCGGCGGGCGCTGCACGCTTTGGGGAGTATATTCCCGCGCCGCCTCCGCAGCCCGCGCAGAACGGCACACAGACCGCGACAGACCCGGTGCTGACGATGCTGCAGCAGATGCAGGCGCAGCTTAACGGCATCAGCGAGCGGCTCACGGCCGCAGAAAAGAAGGAGGAACCGGCAGAATGAATCCGCTCATGATGATGATCCAGATGGCGCAGCGGGGCAGGAACCCGCTGGGTGCCCTGCAGCAGATGGGCGCGGGACCTCAGCTCCAGCAGATGCAGCAGATGCTGGCGGGCAAAAATTATAACCAGCTCCTCCAGATGGCGGACAACGCCGCGCGGGAGCGCGGCACGACGGTGGAGCAGATGGCGCAGCAGCTGGGGCTGCCCTTCCGCCGGTAAGCACATCCACTCGGTTTGCGGATCCTGACAAAAGCCGCGCAGAAAGGACTCACCGGGCGCGCGCGGCCCGTGGGATCATAAAAACTGAGGAGGATATAACAATGGCAGATGATTTTGGCATGGGGTATGCGCTGGGCGCTGACTCCGGCAACCGCAACAACAACGATATGTTCGGGTGCGGCGGATCTTGGTGGATCGTGATCATCCTGTTTGCCCTGATTTTTGGCAACAACTGGGGCAACAACGGCAACAACGGGGCCGGTATGGCGGTGCCGTATCTCAGCGGAATCGACACGCGGCAGGCAGTCAACGACGGCTTTGTGACGGCAGAGATCCAGAACGGCATCCGCGGGCTCCAGAACGGCCTGTGTGACGGCTTCTATGCGATGAACACCGGCATGCTCAACGGGCAGATCGCGATGCAGCAGGGCTTTAACGCCACGCAGATGGGCATGATGCAGGGCTTTAACGGGGTACAGAGCCAGATCTGCGACCTCGGCGCGAGACAGCAGCAGTGCTGCTGCGAGACGCAGCGCCTGATGGAGCGAGGCTTTGCCGACACCAACTACAACCTTGCGACGCAGAGCTGCGACATCCGCAACACCATCCAGAGCACGGCCCGCGACGTGATCGACAACGCCAACGCCAACACGCGCAGCATCCTGGACTTTATGGTCAACGACAAGATCAGCACGCTGCAGCAGGAAAACCAGACGCTCCGCCTGGCCGCCTCGCAGAGCGAGCAGAACGCCGTGCTCAAGGCGGCGATGGACGCCAACACGGCCGAGCTGATCCGCCGGACCGGAAACTCGACGCCGCAGCCGACGTATCTGGTGCAGAACCCGCATGCGGCATACTGCGGTGCAGGCTGCCAGCAGGGCTACGGCTGCTGCTGACGGGATGAGAGATCGGGGCGGCAGCTGCCGCCCCTGAGCAAAGGAGGATATACCATGGCATGCAACAACGTGTGTAAGCTGTGCCGCCGCCTTGTGATCTCGCAGGCCGTGACGTTTGCGGACGGCGTGCTGACGATCAACCTGCCGGCCGGGAGCTACAACAACGGCGAGAAATACTGTCTCGTCGTGGCGCAGACGATCCCGACGACGGCGACCATCACGGCTCCGGTCGTGGTGACGATCGGCAGCGGGACAGTGCAGTATCCGCTGACAAGCTGCGGCTGCGCACAGTTGACCGCCTGTGCGATCCGCACGCGGACAAAGTACAGCACGGTGCTCAACACCACCGCGACGGGCGGCAGCTTCCGGCTGCTGGGCCGCGCTGCCTGCGCGCCAAGCAGCAATCTGGCGAGCGTCAACGGCACGGCGCCGACGGCATAAGGAGGGACGATATGGACGCCAGGACAAAAATGATGTTCTACCGCCGCGGGAGCGGCGAGGAGGAACGCAGAGACCGGCCGGAGGGCCGATCCCGCGACGGGCGCGGACGCGAGCGCTACAATGACGGCCGCTATGCGCCGCGCAGCGACGGAGACTATGATCGCCGATACCGCGACGAGCCGATGGGCCGCAGGTACGACATCGAGCCGAGAGGCGGCGGCCGCAGCCGCGAGCCGGGGCGCCGGGAGATGGGGCACATCGGCTTCGAGCAGCAGCAGGACGATGACGACCGTCTGTCGTGGGAGGAGGCCGAGAAGTGGGTCGGCGGTATGAAAAACGCCGACGGCACGGTCGGCGCGAAGTGGGCACCGGACCATGTGCTCAAGATGATGCACGAGCGCGGCATTGACTGCGACCCCGTCGAATTTTGGTGCGCAATGAATGCGGTGTACAGCGATTTTTGCGAGGTACTCATGGACCACGGCTGCACCGGGACGGACCTCTACCTCGATCTCGCCAAGGCGTGGCTCGAGGACAAGGACGCCGTGCCGGACAAGGCGCGCGTGTACTACGAGTGCATCGTGGAGTGACACAAAAACAGCCCCGGCAGGAGACTGCCGGGGCCTTTTGTGCACCGAATGAGCACCGAGAATTTTGAGAATTTGAAAATTGAGGTCGGAGAAAGTTGGAGTTTGAGCAATGTAAAGAGAGAAAATGAGATGCGTTGAGAGGCAGAAAGAGAAAGAAACAGAAAGATGAATAAAAGTTGTTGTTGATGAGCATCAACGAAAAAAGAGAGGATAAAAACGCCGGAACCATTGAAAACACAAGGGTTCCGGCGCTTTCGGAGATGGAGCATAAGAGGGAGAACACCGAAAAAACACCGAAAATCACGGGGTGGTTAGAGGAGAGAGCTGGACGGTGTCAAGAACGGTGATCGCGCGGTCCTGCTCGCGAGGATACAGGTGGGAATAGGTGTCCCAAGTCTCCTTGACATTGGAGTGGCCGAGGCGGCGCGCGACCTCCTGGATATTGATGCCATTATTAACGAGCAGGGAGGCGTGAGAGTGCCTGAAATCATGGAGGCGGATCTGCGGGAGTCCTGCGCCGCTCGCATAGGCAAGCTTGTGCCTGCGGACAGTATACGCCACGAGATGCGAAGGACCGCCGCAGACGAGGAAGTCCGGAGAAAAACCGGGCATGCCGCGCTGAAAACGGATGTGCGCCTGCAGCTCCTCGAAAAGGGGGGCGGGGACGCCAATATCGCGGACAGAGGACTCCGTTTTGACAGGCCCCTCCCCATACCGATCGGAATAAGTGCGGCGGATACGGATCAGGCGGGCCGGGAAGTCGATATCCGTCCAGTGAAGGGCGAGGACTTCGCCGGGCCGCATGCCGGTATAAAATGCGACGACGAAAAACATCATGTATTGCCGCTCTTGGATGGGATTTTTTGCAATGGAAACGGCGGCGGCTGCCGATGTGTAAAAACGCTGAAATTGCTCTGCGGTATAGAATTGGAAATCGTGCTGCGGGGCGTCTGGCATGGCCTTGCGTCGGCGGCGGAGCCGCCCGAAGGGAGATGTTGGGATGATGCGGAGTTCGACGGCGCGCGAGAACATGGATTTTGTAATTGCGTAGACCTCGGAGATGGTATTGGGGGCGAGGCCCTTACTGTGCAGGGACGACACCCAATCGGCAACGTGCCGTGGGGTGACGGCGCGCATACGCAGCGGGCCGAAAAATGGGATAGCGTGCGTGCGCAGGCGGGCCTCATGCGTGGCGAGCGAGGATGCACGCACTTCGTTCGATTTGTATTTGAGATACTGCTGGGCAAACTCGGCGACGGTGAGGCGGTCATCGGCGGTGGGGGCGGGGGATTTGGCCTCGGCGCTGAGCTGGCGTTCCGTCTCGGCGGCCTCGGCCTTGCCGTAGACGATGCGCTCGATCCGGCGGTAGGCTCCGGTGTCGGGATCGGTATAATTGACGCGGACGCGATAGCCCTGCAGGCCGTCGCGCTTTTTTTGTAATTTTGTAATCGGCATGTTCGTGCGCTCCTTTGGGGCATCAACTGCGGAACCAGCCGACGTGGGGGCTGAGCGCGTCGTAAATCAGCAAAAAGGCGAGCACGGCGACAAGCGTGGTGCAGATGATGGCGAGGAGCCGCATCCAGCGCGAGCAGAAAGCGACCTGCCGCTCCAGCCCGGCGATGCGGCGATCCTTCTCGGCCAGCAGCTTCGCAGCGGGAGACGAAGCGGGAGAGCCCGGGAAGACAAGGCCATCCGGAAGGACGGCCGAGAGCGGGACCTCAGCAGCCGAGATCAGATCGAGGACCGTTTGGAAACCGGGGTTCTCCGTCGCGCCGGAGAGGATCCGCGAGACGGTGCTGATGGGGACGCCGGACCGCTCGGCCCAAGAGGCATTGGTGAGCCCGGTTTTCTGCTTGATCTCATTCATGCGATCGGATAACATGTGTCGCCTCCTGTCTGGTGCAAAAACGGGTACGCACAGGCGCAGAAACGGGAGGCAGGGGCCGGTTCTGCGGCTGGAAGCGCGCCGGGTGGACGTGGTACGATGAGGGCGCAAGGGGGTGCGCAGTATGCAGAGTTGGATCCGATGGTGGTGCCTGCGCCGGTACCGCGTAATGCGGGAGGAGCAGCAGGCCAACATCCGAAGGCTGGCGGAGAAAATGCGGCTGGCTGCCTGTGGGGGGCAGCCAGCCTCGGAGGAGAAGATCGTGCGGGAGTTTCTGCGGCTGCCGCCGGAGGGGCGGCGGGAGGTGCTGGACGTGCTGGAGATGTGTGTGCGTCAGGGATTGCAATGCCCGCAAGGGGAATATCCGGCCGCCCGAGCCTCTTCGGCGGAGCTGTAGTAGGCCCGATTCTGCTCCTCCGGGAGATAGCTGCAGGTAGAGCGGTGGAATTTGCCGGTAGAGGTATTGGCAATGTATGATGTGCCGGTCGGCTCGGAAGCGCGAGCCGCAAGCCATTCTGCCATCGCGTCCCGGCCAGTTTCGGGCTGCCGCTCGGCGACGCGATATGCACTGAGCTCCTTCTCCAGCTCGTTGATGCGGGGCTGCATGTACTGTTTCCCCTCAAGGTAGCCTTTGTTCCGGCCAGCGGAATACCCGATATCCTTGCCTTTAGCCTTCCCGGCGGCGTAGCCGCGATCATAGGCGGGGCCTATGGCATCGTTTCCGCCCTCGACGTAGCCGGTGGCGTGGCCGGAATCATAGCCGCGCTGATAGACGGAGCTATCCGGCTCGGCGGTGGCGAGAACAATGATGAGCACGACGGACAGGATCAGGGACAGGGCCGTGACAATGTTTTGCACTATGCGGCGGCGCTTTGCAGCGGGGGATGGATAATCAGGCATAAGCAACACTCCTTTCAAAGTGAGTATACCATAAAGCGGAAGGAGATATCAAGCGGCACATTGCACAAATAACAGAGTGTAAAATGCACAAAATGCTAGAATTCGGGGGGAGGGGCAACCCTTACGACGGAAAAGGAGGAAACAAGATGGACATTTTGGCAGAGGTGATCGGGGAGCTAGCGCACCTGACGGAGGCGGAGCTTTACAGTTTGCTGCAGTTTCTTCGGGCGCTGCGGCGCAATTCTCGTTTGGAATATGAAAACGATGCGCTATAATATAGGCAGGGGCGCAGGGTAGTAAGCGTTTATCGATTCTTTCTTTCGTTTTCAGTGCACAAAAATCTCCTTTCTTTTTGCAAAACAGGACCGCATCCGTTAGCAGACCGGGTGCGGTCTTGTTTTTTTCGGCAGAATCGGGCAGCGCGGCCGGGGGTGCGGAGGTGCACCAGAGCACTCAAGCTGCAGAATGGGTGCGTACCGGGCGCTCAATGAGCGCCGCTACCGATGGTGCCTACAGGCCGGTGCGGGGCGCGGGTGCGGAGCCGGGAGGGGACAGCCCGGCCCTGTCAGATGCCCTATCGGATCGGGCAAAGCAAAAGCCCGCAGCGGGTGCTGCGGGCTTTGCGCTATTTGCCGGGATCGTCGGCGCGGCGGGCAAGGATCTCCTCCATGAAGTCGGCCAGCTTGGGCCAGAACTCCGGCGGGAGGTCGGCCAGCGCGAGCAGGAAGTCCCGGCGAAGGTCGCCCGGCGGGGCCTCCGAAAGGCTGCGCGCGAGGTCGAGGATCTCCTGCCGCAGCGTGCGGGGGACGAACGTCTCGCCCTGCCCCTCGCGCAGCCAAAGTTCGGACACGCCGTAAACGCGGCAGATGTCGCGGATCGTCCGGTCGGAGGGGCGCCGATCGCTCGTGCAGAGAACGGCGATAAAAGATCGGCTAACGTTCAAGCGCTCGGCAAATTTCTCCTGTGTGAGTCCAGAATGCTTGAGGACGGCTGCGATTCGATCGTTGATTTCGGCCATGCTATCACCACCTTTGTTACTAGAATACCACATCAATGCCAACCAGTCAACAAAAAGTTATCAAGAAACAAATAAATGATGACAAGAGGCCGAGAGTGTGGTACTATGCTTTTAGGAAACATAAACTAGTTACAGCGAAACAAATCCAAGAGACGAAAAGAAAGGAGGCGAGGGGATGCCGGAAACCTGGGTGCACCGATACTGTTACCGTGACAAGAGCGGTCAGGTGGTCGTGGTGAGCAAAACAGTCAAGCGGCCGAGATGGCCGGGGAGGCCCCGGCACAAGGGCCGGGGCAAGGTTTACGGACAGGCGAGGGGCTAATTGCCGTGGATGGTTCCGACAGCGACGCGGGCAATGTAGTATTTCTCGAGCCCGAATGCCTCATAGATACGATGCCGAACCTCGCTGTAAGGGAGCATTACCACGATTTCAAACGCGCCGGGGATGTGCTCGTCAACATGGATCGCCTCCGGGAACAGAGCTGCAACCTCTGACCGGTCATGATGAGCCGCCGGATGGAAGTAAACAATCAACAAGTTAGGCACAAAATCACCTCCTTTCGCGGAAAGGATACCACGCGGGGGAGCGGATTGCAAGAAAAATGAAAAAAGGAGTAAAGAAATGAACAACGAAAAGAAGATCGAGATCCCGGCGATGCCGGAGAAATACCGGCTGATGCTGGAGATGCTGCCGGGAGAACCCAAGGGAAGCAAAGAGGAGCAGGCCGTGCGGTGGAAGCTGCGGTCGACGATCCTCGAGGCCTACAGCGCGGAGCTGAGGGGCAAGGACGTGGGCGGCGGCGTTGCGATCCTGGCGCTGCTCACCGGGATGCTGAGCGAAGAAGCAAAAAAGCAGGGGGACGAAAAGCCCGAGCAGGACGCGGAGAAGACGCCAGACCCGACCGCGAATCCGGCAGAGGGCATTGACTGGGAGGGCATGCGGAAGTTCCGGGCCAAGGATGCAGAATCGGGGAAGTGCAGGAGAGAGCTGCAGGACGCCGAAGCAGAATGGTGCGCGCTGATGCCGGAGCTGGTCAACAGCGACGCCGAGAAGGAGGCATGGACGCGGCTGGTTACGGCCGACGAGCGCATGCGCCGCACGCGCAGCCAGCTCCGGCGGATGGCCAAGATCGCGATGGGGTACATCACGGAGTAAGGGGGTGAGGGAATGAGCGAGAGCCTGAAGCAGATGACGGACAAGCTGCTGACGCTGGCCGGGCAGATGACGGCGGCGGAGATGGCGGCGGTCAAGGGCTGTATCTACGGCATGATTGTTGCCGTGGATAAGCGGAATGAGTGAGAGAGCGCGGGGGCCAGAGATTGCCACGTCGGCCTTCGGCCTCCTCGCAATGACAAAGAAGGAGAACAATGACATGAGGACCGGGCGGGTGCGGGTCCCGCAGGTGCGGGACCTCGAGACGGCTCTGCGGCTCTACTACGAGCGGCTGGAGCTGAGCAACAAGGATATTCAGGGACTGTTCGGCGTCGCGCCGTCTACCATCAGCCGCCTCAAGGCGCTGGTGCGGGAAGCACAGGAGCGCGACGGCATCCAGTGCTGGAACATCAACCACGTCAACACCGAGGCGGCCTACAAGGCGTGGGGCCTCGATATACAGAAGATGGAGCGAAACTACAAACGGCTGCAGTCCCTCCGGCTCAAGCCGGAGGGCGCGGTGGGCGGCGCGTGATCCGCCCGACCTGAGGGCGCGCAAGGGACGACCGCGGCGAGAGCACAAGCCGCGGAGGGCAGGCTCGATACCTGCCGCCCTCTCCAAATAGAGGAGGGATATCAAATGAAGAATTTTGAGAGGCTCGTGAAGAGCACGGAGGCCATGGCGGCGGCGCTCGTCGACGCGGCGTGGTGCGGGAGCTGCCAGTACAACCAGCGGGGCCTCTGCCTCTACTGCCGCAACGACGGAGCGGACGATACGATGGCCGAGGCCTGCACAAGGCGGGCGGCCGAATGGCTGCAGGAGGAAGCGCAATGAACTGGATGAGCAGCGCGGCGCAGATCGAGCAGGCCCGGCTCGACGAGCTGAACCGCAAGGCGGAGGCCAGAGCGCAGGCCCGCAGATGCCGGGAGGCGGAGCTGCGGGCGGCCGTGGCCGAGCAGAGGGCAAAACAGGCGCAGCAGGACGCGGACCGGAAGGTCGCGATGCTGGTGCTGGCAACGGCCGCGATGGCCTGCATGATCCTCGGGGTGTGCGTGATGCGCGCCTCGGCGTGGATCGGGGCCGGTCTGCTGGGAGCGGCGGCGCTGCTGGTACGATGGATCCCCGCGTCGTGATGGCTACGTGCGTCTGCCGCGCGTGCCGGTATCTCCGGGAGGAGGACGCCGGGCGCGATGCAAAATTTTTCCGTTGCAGCGCGACGGGGCGCGTGGTAGAGCACGCGCCGCTCTGCGCAAAATGGCCGAGCACGCCGCTGTGGCGCTGCCCGGCCGCAAGCATCAGAAAGGAGCTGCACAGCATGGAGAGAAGACACAAGTGGGAGACCGGCGAGCGGGTGCTGGCGGTGTGCACGGGGACGTGGCACTACGGCGTCGGCGTGATCCGCAGCGGGCCGGACAAAAACAACCGGTACGTCGTGGAGTTTGATCGCGACGGCCTGCGCAGCGGGTGCCGGGTGATCGGGAGGCCGCAGGAAAATGAGCGTATGCGATAAGCGATGCGAGGCCTGCCAGTATCCAGACTGCGTCAATGACGAGATGGATCTGGACGACTACCGGGAGGCCGACGCGAGGGATCGGGCGCTCGGAACGGTGCGCAAGGCAAAGGATCCGCCGCCCGTCGGGGGTGACACGGCCAAAAAGGAGGCGGCGCGCGAGCGGGCGCGGGCGAAGGCGAGGGAATACAATAAGGCCCACAGGGCGGAGCTAAGGGAATACTTCCGAAAATGGCGCGCAGAGAACCCGGGCGCGCGCAAGGAATATTACAGGCAAAACCGGGAGCGCCTGCTGGCGAAAGCGAGGGCCTATAGGGAGGCCCATCGCGAGGAGATCAACGCCAGGGCAAGAGCAAGGTATGCAGCACAAAAGGCAGGAGCAGCACCGGGCCTATTACCGGAAAAATCGTGAGGCCTTGCTGGCCCGGCAGAAAGAATACAATAGCCGCCGCGCGACCGAAAAACGCGCGGCAAGAGAACGAAAGGAGAAATTATGAAAGCATACAAGGCATTTGATAGAAATATGAAGTGTCGCGGCTTCCAGTACGCCGAGGGGCATGCCTACGAGGCGCCGGAGGCAGTGCTGTGCGAAAAAGGCTTCCACGCCTGCACCATGCCGCTTGATGTGCTCGGCTATTACGCGCCGGGACTCGGCAGCATCTATCGTGAGGTCGAGCTGGAGGACGTATCCGCCGAACGAAGCGCCGACAGCAAGGCTTGTGCGAAGAAGATCAGAATCGGTGCGGAACTCGGAATTGCCGGTCTGGTAAAGGCGCAGATCGAGTGGGTAAAAGAGCAAATCGGCTTTGGCCTTTTTGAGGAAAAAATCAAGAAGGCTAAGGCAGACACGGGCGCTCAGGGCGCAAGCTGCGCCACGGGCATTCGGGGCGCCGCATGCGCCACGGGCGCTCAGGGCGCAAGCTGCGCCACGGGCTATCAGGGCGCAAGCTGCGCCACGGGCTATCAGGGCGCAAGCTGCGCAACGGGCTATCAGGGCGCAAGCTGCGCCACGGGCGCTCAGGGTGCAAGCTGCGCCACGGGCGATCAGGGTGCAAGCTGCGCCACGGGCGCTCAGGGTGCAAGCTGCGCCACGGGCGCTCAGGGTGCAAGCTGCGCCACGGGCGATCAGGGTGCAAGCTGCGCCACGGGC